AATTATTTGCGCATAGTGCTGGAACTGCTGCTAGTAGCTTAGATAGAAAAGTTGAATTGTTTACTTTAGATAGTTCTGGCGCACAGGGTGGAATAACAACTATTACATTAGACCCAAGCGAAACGCCTGGTAGTGGTTATGCTCATGAATATCCGACATTTCATAACTTTCAAGGCACTGGTCAGATGGGTATTACATACAATAGTAACGGAAATAACTACCAATATCTAACGTCATTTATCCCGTCATTTAGTCAAACAGATATGGACAGCCATTTTGGTGAAGCTCAAGAAGCAATTAGCTCTGGTGCAGTAGGTTCTGTTGGTATCTTAAACAGGTCAGTAGATATAACTGGTGCGTCTTTTCAAAAAGGGCAGAAGCTCTTTGCAAACCCATCAGGTACAGCCCTCGCAACATCAGGAACATATCGGGTCGGTCATGCAACTGACAGTGACACTGTATTAGTATTAGGAGACCCAAGCTAATGACAAAAGCAAGAGACTTAGCAAACTTAATATCTGGTGGGGCTGTCCTCGCTGATGGTGCAATTGCAGTATCGGAAGTAACAGGACTACACGCGGTAGCTTCTAGCGGTGCTTACTCAGCATTAACAGGCAAACCAACATTAGGTACAGCAGCAGCCCTCAACGTAGGCACATCTGCTAACAACATTCCACAGCTTGATAACAACGGAAAACTAGGGGCTATAGATGGCTCTCAACTTACTGGAATATCAGGTTACTCATATGCAGCAAGCTTCGCTTTCAGCGATGGTTATTAAGGAGACAAAACATGGCTGACACAATAGAAGAAATCATAAAAGCTAGTTACACTGACAGTAGTTTTAACGCTAGTGGTGAAGCAACAATATTAACTGCGCTATCAGGTGAACGGTTTGTTATTAAAGAAATAAGAGTTGAACAAGGTGATACAAGTATTTCAGTTGTTGCTGATTTAAAAATTAATGACATGACAGTCGCAACAAACTTAACTGGTGTTCTTACTGGTTACGATATTGTTGGCGGTGGTAATACAGTTAAACTTCAAACATCTAGTTTCCCATTAGAAAAAAAAGACCATACTATAACTATGTTGCGAACTGATGGAACATTAACAAAAGTAAATTTTCCAACAGTAAATGGTTTTATAGACGGTCAAAATCCCATTGTTACAAATAACATTAGTTTATTTACCAGTACAATAAATGAAAATGCTTTTCGATATTATATTCCAGTAGAAGGTACTGGCGCTACTTATACTAATCAAATGGTACAACTCCAACAAGATTGGCACACCACACACAGATTTAGAATTATTAACAGTAGCAATACTTTGGTATATGAAGACCAACCAAGTGAAAAACCGTTTACGTTTGATGGTGAACGTTATGTCTACAATTTAGACAATTATCGTATTGCAAGATATGATGTGTGGGAACGAACAAATATTGGTACACATTTTAATTTAGCAGATCTTTCTGGAATTTCTCAAGGTAATTGGGCTTCAGGAAGTTATCCATATCTTAATATAAGTTATATTAAAGGTAAGGCTTGGATGCTTGGATATGATAATTATGCTAGTTCTACCCATGCTTTTATGTTTAGAATAGATGATGCTGCCAATACTTATATGAGAGTTGGCGGTGCAAGTAATAACGCTCCGGCAAGTAATACCCCAACAAACAATCCTCCTAGTCTCCATGCTTCTTCTAACCAACGCTTTTGGTTTATGAGAAATGCTACAACATCAACTTATGTAAGATTTAACAATAACACGAACTGGGAAGTAGTAGATGTAAATGTAACAGATGGTACTGTCACTGATGTTGAAAGCAGTCTAAGTGTAAGTGGTGATTTTGCTAAAAGAAACCTCGATGGAGAATGTGTGTCTATTGATGGTTCAATGTATTATATGGGTACAAATAACCATATAATAAAATTTACTCCTTCTGCTACTTCTACAACTGGGGATTATACATTCACTAACTTTTCAACTTTAAAAAGTTTAGGAACTTTTAATACATATAATAATAGGGGTAATCTTGGTTTGCAAATAGAAACACCAAGCACAAGTACAATAAATTCTAGAACTTACACAATTAACCCTAGTCTAACGCTTAGAATAACTGGCGTTAAATCTACAATATAGGTGTTCACATGGCTTTAACACAAAAAGTACAAAGTAGTGGTAGTGGTAGTGCAGCGTCAGGGCTTTCAACATCTGATGTAACAACGCTAATTAAGAGTAATACACCTTGGCAATACATTGAATCTGTAACTGCTAGTAGTAGTTCCGAAATAGACTTAGTAAATTCTAATATTGCAAATTTTAATGCTCTTTATATTTACTTTGATAATGTTAATTTTAGTAGTATGACTAATGCTAGGTTACGTTTGTTTTTAGATAGTGCCTTAAAGTCTGATAGCGGTTATACAGCTTCAACTCAGATGGGTAACAATACAAGTAACACTAATCAGGGTACAAGCAGCTATGACTCTTGGATTTATGGTGGTCAAACCTATAACTGGCAACATAATTTAACTGGTGAAATGTTTATTAATGGTAACTCAGCCAACATTAAAGTTGCCCAAGCTAATATAGCTGCTAAAAATTCTGGCTCTGGTGCAATTAGATCAGACTTTTCGGGTCAATACACAGGTGGGGGAACTATAACAGGATTTAGATTTTTTAATTCTGCTGGAAGTATTACATCAGGACAATTTCATATATATGGGCTGAACAAACATGACTAGAGAAAATCCAAGACATAGAATGACTTCTAACGGCAAGGTATACTTTACCGAAGAAGAAGAAGTAGCCCGAGATGCAGAAGAACAAGCATGGGCAGACGGTGCTTCCGATAGACTAGCAGCCGAACACAGAGCCACTCGAAATGAGTTACTTGCTGCATCCGATTGGAGTGTGCTTACTGACAGCCCACTAACAGCAACGCAGAAAACGAAGTGGAAAACATACCGCACTTCTTTGCGAAATTTGCCAGCCAGCGAGGGGTGGCCTACTGATGTGACATTTCCAACGGAGCCAAGCTAATGGATAAAAGAACACGTACACTTTCCCAAGCACACTCTCGAATAGACGAAGTTGAGAAAGACGTTATTGAGATAAAGACTGAAATGAAAATACAGTTTAAAGATTTGTACAATCGTATTAAGCGCATGGAAGCCATAATGATCTGTATTACTGGCGCGAGCTTGCTCTTGCTATTACGAATGACTTTTCTGAGCTAGGCACATGGAAGTAGTTTCCTGTGTTATGATGGCCACTGGCGCTTTTAAGGCGCTAAAGTCAGCCATTGGAGCCGGAAGGGATTTACAGGATATGACGGGTCAGCTGTCTCAATGGGGCAAAGCTTTCTCTGATTTTACAAACATAGAAGAGCGTGAGAAGAACCCACCTTTCTGGAAGAAAACATTTAAAGGTTCGGATGAAGAAACTGCTTTAGAAATCTTTGCTAATAAAAAAAAGATGGAGCAAATGAGGGCTGAAATAAAAGATCATATCTCTTGGAACTATGGGCCGAGTGCTTGGAAGGAAGTTTTAGCTATAGAAGCACAGATGCGTAAGAAAAGAAAACAAGAGTTGTACAAGAAACAGGAACAGATTGATGCGGCTATTAACTTTGCTATTGGGTTCGTTATTTTTTTGCTTAGTGGTGGTATCTTGTTCTGCATTTTCTATTTCATTGGCAAATATCAAGGTCGCTGGTGATGTGGGTTTTGCTATGGATACAGCTGGTAAGTGGCACATTCGACCATTACCATATAAACAGTTACAGCAGTGAAGAAGCTTGTAAGGAAGGTAAGGTAGAAGCAAAGGTATTAGTTACCAGTAATTCTAAAGTAGTGTGTATTAAAATTGAACGGTGATATTAAAAGAATGGCGCAGCAAATATATTATCTATGATAAAAACGGAAACGTTGTTATAATTACACGCGACAAAAGAATTGCAATTGCGTATGCGAGGGCGAAGAAATGACAGAGTTTGACAAAGTAGACGCTAATAAAAATGGTGTCATAGAAAGAAATGAGTGGGATAATCTGAAGCTTGAACAGGCCAGATTAGAGATGATAGACCAAGATTTAAAGCGCAATTCAGAACGAAGATTTACTGGTTTTGCATTAGCCGGGATGCTGATTTATCCTTTTTTTATCTTGCTTGCCTCTGTCCTTGGGTTTGATAAGGCGGCAAGTTTAATCACAGATGTTGCATCAGTCTATGTATTGTCAGCCAGTGCCGTAGTGGGGGCGTTCATGGGCTTCAATGCCTACAGTGCAAAGGCTAATGGTAAATCAGCAAGTGTAAAAATGGAGGGTGAGTAATGTTACAAGCGTTCATAGGGCCAATTGCTGAACTTGCTGGCGGCTGGCTTAATGCTAAAACTCAGAAGCAAGCGGCTGATGCAAAGCTCAAGTTAACTGAGGCAGAAGTAAAAGGAAAAATACTTTTGTCAAAAGAAACAAGCATTGCGGATTGGGAAAGGATCATGGCGCAAGGTTCTCAGTCAAGTTGGAAGGACGAATATTTTGTAATAATTCTAAGTATTCCATTAATTTTATGCTGGATACCGGGAACAGAAGGTTGGGTTGATCGTGGTTTTGCACAGCTTTCCAAAGCACCAGACTGGTATTTTTACAGTTTAGGTATCGCCATAAGTGCAAGCTTTGGTGTGCGTGGCGTACAGAAGTTCTTTAAGAGGTAGCGATATGTCTGATATGAAAATACCAGTAGCTCTTGTCTTTGCTATGGCTGTTCAGTTGGTAGCTCTTGTATGGTATATAAGTGGAATGGTTCACGACATAGAGCATTTAGAAGGTACTGTATCAGCGCAACAAGATTTACTTAATATAATAGATCAAGATGTAAATGATTTGTGGGCTTTCTGTACATTCACAGAAAACAAATGGGCA